AAAGAGATTAAAATTGGTTGCTGACACTACTGGATTAAAACTAAACTGAACTCTTGGATACATCTCGCCTAACTGACGAACTGTATTGCAAACAGATTCTTTAATAAAGATATCTTCACCACGAAGCGATTCTTGTCCTGGACCATCATGGGATATACCCATCATAATACTGGACTTGAGAGTCTTAAAGAAGTCTACATGTTTCTGTCTTAACGCAGAGCCATTGGTGGAAATATAAAAGTGTCTATCAGGATGATCCAAGTGCTTCATGATGGGAACCATATCATTCCAGTAAAGGAAAGGTTCGCCACCCCATAACTCAATTCTTTCTAGATTTTCTAAATCTAGGTTTTTATTGATAGACTCAATAAATGGTTCCATCCAAAAATTCTCTGGTCTTTCATTTGGATTGCCGATGTCCTTTTGCATGCAATATCCACAAGAGTAATTGCAAGCATGTCCAAGAAGGATGCGAAGTGCCGTTGGCTTGTTTATTTTATGAGTGACACCAAATATGTTTTTGGAGTTGGCTTCTTCAAAAAACTCCATACCTTCTTTTGGTGGCAAGGATAAAATTTTGCCAGATGAGGAATGCAAACTGTTATCAGTATTTCTATAATAGAAAACATTCCCAGAATCTTTTAACTTAAATTTAGCGTAATTCATGATATACTCTCGGTTCAATGATTGGAACTATTTTATTACCATCTGGTAAATATAAACCATACTTCGTTTGTTGCCATCCAAAATTTTCCATCTCATAGAAAAACTTAGCAGTGGTTGGAAACATAACTCTTGGAATAAAATTAAAATTTTCGTTTATTACAAAGTCTTGAGTCTTTTTGTAATAGTCCCTAAACTTCTTTTCAATAGGTCTATTTCTAAGATCCCAGTATCGTTTTTGTTTACCTTCTATAAGATTAAACAAAAAGTCCTTTATATTTATCGTATCCTTAAATGAATAGAATTCTTGTTTATTCAGGTCGCTTGCATCATCGGAAGAGTAATAAAACCTATCATAGTATAAATGAATAGACTCTCTATAAACTTGCATCAATCCATCGCCATCATTTGTTACCCAAGTATTCTGACATGTCGCCCAAGCGTGATTTAAGATTTCACGATGCTTAGTTCTAAAGTCATGTTGAACGCAATTATGTAACTCTAGTTTATTTGCCCATTCAATAATCTCTTTAAATAACTCTGGATGTCCACAGTCGATATACTTAATCTTTTTAACACCGTAACGATCGTATAGTTGTTTTATTCCAGACAATACTTTTTCAACACCTAGTTGAGAGACAAAGTCTGTACTAACAGATATATCGCCTATACTTTTTAATTCAATATCGTCTAATTGAAGAGTTCTAAAAATAGCATTATCAGTAATACCCAACTCAAAGTGTCTACCATGGTTTTTATACCATTCGTATTGCTTTGGGTGATTGTATTTTAAATAATATAAATCATCGTTGGTACGAACAACACCGAAGTATTCAAAAAAGCCGAACCATGTTTTATGTAGAGTTTCTAAATCGTTTGGAAAGTTATCCAAATGTTTTGTTTCTTTTAGATTATCTTTAATGTAGCAAACTTTGCAACCAGCGTCGCAGTAATATCTTGTTCCAAGACTAAAGTATAAATCATAATCCAGAGAACGTAATGCGTCTTCTCTCATCCAATATTCGGACAAGTTGTCGTAGTTATCGAAGTCGTCTCTATTCATAAAAATTCTTATAGGTTAAACTACTTTTATCTTCTTCAAACTCTAACGTAAACATATATCGAGTATTGCTAAAGTTAATAACTGTATGCATACATTGATTATTAAACAAATATAATTCGCCAATGTTATAATCTAGACGAGCTATATCAAACTGATCTTCAGAGTCAGAAACACTATTACCAAATAGAACAAAACTGTCTTGATGTTGCAATAGCATATTAACACAAACACCTCGAACTGCATCTTGATGCCACTTATAACATCTATTTGGTTGTAACTTTATAACACCACCACTTTTAATTTTGTGCTTGGTATTTATATCTTGTAATACAGATTCTTGTAGTATTAGTTCCAGTGGAAGTTCATATACAGAAAATCCATAATAATCACTATACTCAACCTGTGTATAATTCGATTTAAAAAATGGTAGAATATGTGTAGAAACACCTAGTCTTTTATAACAATAATTGGTATCTATCATGTGTTAATCTCGAAATCACTTTTTATACCTACCCACTCAAGCACAGTTTTCTTTTGATTTAACTTAGCGTTATGCATAATAGCATAGTCCATGTAGGTATAAAACTCTTTACAACTACCCTTTGGCTGTACATCAAATAATTTATAAAGATACTTCAATCCACAGCTTGGTCGTTTTTCACAAGACATACAAGAATCGTGTATTCTTCCTTCATCACCTTGATTGCGCCATATTTGTTTTAGTTTCCAATTACCTATCCGAGCATTCTCAGTTTTATACTCAAGAAAATCAAACTCAGGATAAATGAATCCATCTGGTGATAAGATTAGTTTATTGTGTTCAGCAAAGTATGCTTTATCAACATCAGTATAACAACCATCAATAAAGACAGTTAGTTTCTTTATATAAAGGATTTGAAGGAATTGTAGGAACGCTTCTAAAAATTGAGAAAGGTTTACTCTATCAATTATAACATCAAACTTATCTTTACCTCGTTTATGTCTGAGAGGAATTATGTTAATAACTCTACACTTAGTTTTGTAACAAGTATTTACAATCTCTTTAATATTATCGAAAGAGAAAGACTTGGAATCATCGATGGGAATAACAAACTGCCATTGCCACTGCTCACAAGTTCTGTTCAATACATCTGCCATCTCGTAAACATCGAACTCTTCACGATTTTGTTTTTGATACATAAAATCATAACTGATAGTTGCATACAAAACATCTTTATACTTTTCAAAGAACTCCTCACATTCCTTTACTAAAGAGCCATTGGTAGTTAAAGTAACTTTCCAATTATTTCTTTTGGCAATAGGATACAACCACTCCATAACCTCATCTATTCGTTTAATGAATAAGAGTGGCTCACCACCATGGAATGAGATTCTTTTAATTTCGTTGGGTTGTTGCTCTGCCCACTCTAGAAAATCTTTCATTTCTAGTAATGTTGGTTTGTTTAGGTTTTGACCACCAAGAGAATCAATGTAACCCCTATCACAATAAACACAATCAAAGTTGCAAGTGTTACCGAGATATATTACAATTAGTTTAATCTTAGATAGTGGCTTTTCGTTTATGAAGTTCACTGGTATCATTAATCAATCTTTCACTAAAAGTACCTTCATATGTTTTATGCATAGATTGTAATATAATCATATGTAATAGAGATAAGAAGAATGCTCTTTGATATGGGCTAACTGCTGCAACTTTGTTATCAGATGGAGCAAGATTACCTCTCTTTAGAATAAAATAATAGAATTCATCTATCTCTAAAGTATCATCGGTTAACGCATCTTTTATTTGACTTACAAAGTCAGTGGTAGTATAATTGACAGTGTTGTCACCGTTGATGATATTCTTCCATAAGAACAACATCTTTCTGTAGTCATCTATCTCGTAGATACCGTCATGCACTATATCTAGTTTTGGATGATAGTTGAAGTGAAAGAAAAACATCAGATAACTAATGGCTTTGGCAAAAGTTATATTCTCTCCCTCTACTTCAAGAGCACCACAAATAACCTCATACTTTTTCTTAAACTGTTTCTTCGAAATATCTTCTTGAAGATCAATATACAGTTTAACAATCTTCTGACACATATCATCTGGTCGGAACATTCTAGTTCCTGTATCTAAATTACCAGCTGGGCATTGATAGCATGCATTTTTATAATCACATTTTTGGCACTGCTCTTCCAATTCAAACATTCTTGCATATTCTTTTTGGAAGGTTTTATACCTATCGATATAAATGTTTCGGTGGAATAGATTACCAAGAATAGTATCAGAAGTAGAATTTGCTTTTTGGTTCGTGAAGAAATAGCAGCCAGAAAAGTCGCCTGATGCATCAATGGCAATCATATCAGAACCAATCATGCAGTTTTCTTCACCCTTCTGTCCGACACCTTCACTAAAGTGAATTTGCATATCAGCGTATTTGTCTAACACTGTAAGAATATCTTCATGAAGTTTAGACCATTCTTCATCTTTCCAACGAATAAATCCCTTGCTAGAATCTAGAACAAGAGGATGAACCACCATACGACGAATTCCTCGTTCATAAAGATTATTGGCAAACTCAGTAAAGAATGGTGCATTCTCTCTGGCAAGAGTACACCGAATAGTTACTCGTCGTTCTTGTTTTGGACCATCAGGTATATATTTAATATGTTCCATTAATTGGTCGATATTATCTTGACCAATTTCTCTATGATCAACTTCACTGCGATCTGTATCTAATGAAATGAGCATAAAGGTAAAATCATAGGAAAGAAATTCATCAATTAATGGCTTGGTCAATAACAACCCATTTGTAACAATACCAACAACTGTATTAACATCACCACGAGCATTTTGCTGCAATTCTTTTTCATTTCTGCGAACGAAATCAAGAATGATATCTTTATGGATTAGTGGTTCTCCACCAAAGAAGTTAAACACTTTCTTTTGGCGATTATTGGCTTCTACAAGGAATCTATATGCTGACAGAAGACTTTCGTTTGTGAATCTACCGAAGTCTTTGTTGTGTTGTTCGTAACAGTAGCTGCAGGAAAGATTGCACGCATTTGTTAGAATAAGGTTCATCTGTTTTAACTCTTGAAAGAGATAAGAAACAGAGGATAGAGGAACGATTGTTTCTTCTGGCTTTGGAACGATTGAAATTAACTTGTTAGTTTTCTCAAGTCCCTTTGGGGTTATAATATTGTAGCTTTCAAATTGCAGTGTGCCATCTTCAGAAGTAGAAACAGACGCTTTATGGTCTTGGAATCTTTTCTTCTGTGCTTCTGTTTTCATCCATACAATTGGTTGTTCATTCATATGGTTCCACGACCACATGCACACTGGCACTGACATTCGCAGACAGTATTGTAATCATCATAAAAAATATGATTGTGAGACGCCAATGCTTCTAACACATCAAGCATTTGACGATATGTATCTGCAGTAATGTTTTCCCCAGCTGCTTTAGCTGCGACATCGGAATTTACATTTACTGTACTAGTATTTTCTACGCCCATGGTTCCTCCTATTTGATAACATCGACAATATATTCACAGAAGAATCTATTCTTAGAAGCAGTAAGCGCCATGTCCATGACTGTTCCTGTATTCCAACGAATACCAATATACCCTCGTTGTATATTTAGGGTATTGACAATGACCTTATTACCTTCCATTCGATACTCAAAATTTGTATCTATTTTAATTTTAGCATCTTTAAAAAACTCTGAAAGATGTTTAGTTACAAACCAAGTTTTAAATGGTTCTATTGTAAATTCTTCTCCTCGAACCATGATGTTATTTTCACCGATGACTCTTGCATTTTTGCTAACTCTAGGTTTAAATACAGTTTCGTTTAAATTCTTTAGATGATTTGAAATTGTATAAACACAATTACCATTATATTCAGATTGAATATTTTCTACGCATTGAACGGAATGGGGATTCAAAATAATATAGTAAAGAGGTAAATCGTTGGCTTTATAACAAAACAACCATGGAATCATTTTAGGATTTTCAACAGTTCCGCCAGAGATTAAATCTACAATTTTACCTTCTATTCTTTGATACCAAGATGTACTTGAAATAATATCTTTTTGTTTTGGTGTATCTCCAGATAATAATGCACCAAGCATTGCAATATTATCTCTAGTCTTATCCATTATCTCAGCGATAGTGTCAAAATTTAAAGGTACTTCAGTATCTCGGTCGTGAACACTAAATGGTCGTTTTAAGATTAAATGATGTTCTGGATATATCGCTCCAGTTATTGCAAATCTATTATCTACTTTTTGAAAAAACGAAATATAGTTCTCATAAGCAGTAACATTATTACTAAATCCCAACCCTGGATTAATATTAATATTAGCCATGTTTATGGAATCATCCCATGGATCTGGTGTTCCTATATCTGTTTGTAGTAAAAATACTCGTTTCATAATGTTTTCCTAAATCGTTTCAAATCATTAATAGTTAGTAATTCAACACCAGATATCTCCGATGCAATACTTAATAATTTATCATGTAAAAGTTTGATATCATCGTCATTATACTTTAGTATATCGTTTAAGAAGACATCAAATAATTCTGGATCTGGTAATCTAGATTGTATGGTTTGTTTTTCAATGTTACTATTAGAAATCATTTTAATTGATATAAAGTGTCTCTTAATCATAAACAAATGAAACACGGTAAGAACTTCTTTTAAATTTTCTTTAGTAGTTAATTGTTTTAAAAAATGTTTAAACATGCTAGCGTGATTAGATTCATCTACCAACAAAGACTTATACATAGATTTGATTAGCGGTTCTTCAAACCAGTCTACCATTTTTGTGTACCATCTAATTGTTGATAATTCAGTGCACATATGTAAAGCCAATGATGCGGGAACAGAAAAATCTTCTTCACTAAAATCAATACCAATATCATCAAACTCTGCATCTAATAATACATCAGATGTAAATCTATTTGCATATTCATTTAATATATATGCGTGTTTATTTTCATCATGCGCCCATTTAATGATGCTTGATCTTAAATCTTGTTGATATTCTGGAATTTGTTTTAAGATGGAAACTGTCGCTGGCAGAGCTGCAAACTCTGTGGCAACAGTCATCTTAATCACTTTAGAATGAATCTGGGACAGTTTACCTTCTTGATAACTATCCCAGTTTATTTTAGAAATTTCGAAGTTATTATTTAAATAAAATTTTTGTGAGAACATAATATATCATTCAATGCTATCCCGTTCTATCATTTATTTCATGGAAGTGAGATCTAATATTATTTACAGCATCTTTTAATTCATTGTGTCTAGATGCTGTGATTGATGTATCTGCTGCCGTGTTTGTTGGTGCAGCAGTGATAGAATCTGGTCCAGCTGTATTTTTATCTTCATAATAGTTACCTCTATCACCACTATTACCATATGTTGCTAGTTGATATGCATCATCATATGTATGATAATGTCCATTGAGATTATTAATTAATGTGGATATTCTATTTAAATCGTTTGCAAAAATTGTACTGCCAGAAGCGATAGCTGTTCTAAGAGAAGAAATTTCTCCTGCCTGAGATCCGCTATTTGTATAAACTAGTGCCTTTGCTGTTCTTTCTGTGGTTGCCATCTTAAACTTCCTCTATAGAGTCAAACCAAGTTTTATCCCAATTATTAGAAATACAAACATACACTTTTTGAGATTGAATATTATCCGCTTTTAGTCGTTCAAGTATTTGTGTTGTTATAAAGTCTGTTAATTTTCTGCTGGTATCAATACTAGACATTTCACTAGAAATATATTCGACAGACTCATTTGATGAATTTAGAAAGTCTTGGTAAATCTCATCCCATTTTGATAAAATATAAACACCATCATCGTTATCAAAACCATCAACAATAACACCAATCCATTGCTGACCTTCAATTGCTTCACCAAATGTTAAATGCTGAAGATGTTGATGCTTTTTAACAAAGTCATAAAACAGATCTTCGTTTTCAGCATTTGTCATAGGATAACGCACTCAACAAGTTTAACAGAATGCTCTTCGTTAGTTTCTAAAGCGATTGCAAAACTATTGTTTGTATCACCGTAAATACCTTTACCATCTTGATTACAGATTAATGCTTGCCCCTTACGGATTGGTCCAATAACTTTAACTGGAACACGACCACGAAGTGCAATTGCTTGTCCGTCTAAGTCATCGTTCATGATAAATGCTGGGTTTGTAGAAATAACACCAAGAACTCTTTGACCTGTAGTATAAGAAGCAGTACCTTCAGCATCACCAGCAGAAGCAACAACAATAACTGTTCCTGCTTCATATTCTTGATCAGTTGTATATTTTTCTGCCAAGTCAGCGTAACGAGCAGAAGTACTCGTACCGTAAATAATAGAGAATCTATTGGCAGATTGACCAATATCACCAGAACCATTAGCCCCAGTCTTAACAATGTAATCTACAGATGGATTTGATGATCCAGTAATAACAGGATTACCAGCTACACCATTCCCGTCAGTGATAGAAATATTAGTACCAGCAGTTATAGTTCTTTGTACAACAGAAGCAGAACCAAGACGAACATAAAAACCAGTTGATGTTGTGGCACCAGCGATAGCAGTTAATTCGTTGGAGAATGCTTGGATGTCAGAACCAATAGCTAAACCCAAGTTTGCTCTTGCTGTACCTACAACAGTAGCTCCAGTGCCACCAGAAGCGATAGCCAGCGCAGTCGTTAAAGCTACAGATCCACCAGTGATAGAAACATTACTCGCAGCTTGAGTAGCCATAGTTCCTAGTCCAAGATTAGTTCTTGCTGTAGCATCAGTAGTGGCACCAGTGCCACCATTACCAATTGCAATAACACCCGAAACATTAGTAGCGTTGCCAGTAACTGCTCCCGTAAAAGCACCAGTAACATTACCAGTTAAATCACCAACAAAACCAGCCGTAGCAGTAATGACATTTGCAGAAAAGTTACCAGAAGAATCACGAGCAACTACTGTCGCTATGGGAGATGGGCTTGTTACATGAGTTGTCGATGCATTTAAACCATCTAGTAAATCAGCGTCTAAGCCAGAACCTGTTCCATCAACTGTTTTAATTTTAGTTAAAATATCGTTTGGGGTATAGGTTGAAGTTGCTAGTTTAGTTGCAACTTCAGTATTTATATTAGAAATGTTATCATCTGCTTCTGTAATCGTTAGCGGACTACCTTTGGTTTGGCGAAGTGTGATTGCTGCCATTATTGTTTATCCTTAATAAGCATTATGAGCATTTGTTTTATCTCATCTAAATCTGATTCAATTTTTTCTATTTTATCAGAGTTTTGTTTAATTTGATGATGTAATTCTTTACTAGCAGTTTTTCTTTGTATGTAATTTTCATAATCGGTTCTATTTGTATTTATTACTGCACCACTTGATAGATCTCTTAAAAGACCATCCTTGTTTTGTATTTTAACAAAACCTGTCATCATGCGCAGGCAATCACACGAAGATCTTTAATTCTAGGCACTTGAGAACTGTTAGATGATTTCATAACAATCTTAATTTGAACTGCATCAAAAGAATTTAAATTATTTAAAGAATAAGAAGCATCATAAAATTCTTCCGTTTCATTTGAAGAAAACGGAATAGCAGATGTTATTGTTGCTTGGCTGTAAGATTTATTTGCAAATGGTATAGTAGAACCAGATTCATTGGTTTTATACCAAACTTCAATTGTTGCTTCTGCAGGGAGATTAGCAGCAAAATTAATTCTTAAGAAATTAGAGTTATTTGCAAGATTAACTTTCTTAGTGACATACTTGCTAAATGTAGAACTTTCTGATGGAGCAAGTTCAGAAACAAATCTTTCTCTTTGAGTTAGTGTTACATTACCAGAAATTGCTGTTGGAGCAGAATCAAACGTAATAGAAGTTCCGTTTTCAGCCACCGCTGTAATTAACTTAGTGCTTGTACCAGAACTTGCGCCAGCGATAGTTAAAAACTTACCAACAGTTGCAGTCTTAAATGCATCTTGTGCAGGAGCAATGTATGCAGTATATGTTAGACCAGTTGGAGTACCAGCAGTAGTAACAATCGCAGCACCAGCAGTAGTAGTTAAAGTAAAGCCAGTCACAGAAGAACCAGAACCAGTAATAGCAGAAACTTGATATTGTGTACCAGTTGTGTAACCAGTAATAGTGCCAGTACCACCTAATGTACCAGTAATGGTAATTCTACTACCAACTACCAATGTAGTTCCTGTACAAGTAAATTGACCAGCAGTGTTAGAAATTACAACATTAGATAAAGTTGCTGGTGAAGCAGCTGTACTAGCTGCAGTTACAATAGTACTACCACTAATGCTTATTGTAGGACTGTTACTTATTAATACATTGTGATCTAAAGAAGTCACATTCAAATTGGCTTCTGTTGGATTATTAACTTTATTTGAAATAGCAATCAAACTTAGTCTATGTGTATCTATGATAGGAGACAATGCATTATTTGTAGTGCTCATAACAATATTCAACTTAGCTGATTTGGCATTACCATTTCCATTAGGTGCTGCTTCTGCCTCATTTTGTTCAGAAGCAATCATTTTTGGAGATCCAAAATAATTAGTTTCGTTTGCCAATACATCAAAAAAATCTGCATCTTTTGTATAAGCTGCTTGTGTAGTAGAATCAACAGATTTTCCTTTTCTTCCTTCGAATCTAAATTTAACTGGAGTATCAGAGAATGATTGTAGTTGAATTATTGGTTGAATTGCGTCATATTGAATATGTCTAGTTGCTTTCACAAGAGAACCACCACTGTATCCAGTTGAAGTTGCTGCAGTAGCAAGGGGTCCAATACAATAACTATCTAAATCAACATCACTAATTGTATGACTAGTATTAAATTGCGCAAAAGGAATACCGTTAACATCAGCAGAAACATCACTAATAGTAACAAAAGAACCAGATGGAATTCCGTGATTTATGTGATATACACGAACTTTTGTAACACCAGCTCTAGTTTCAAATGGTGCTGGTGCTAATCTAACTTTGCTAAGAACATCATTTTGAAATATAACATTAGATACCGCATTAGTTTGAAACTGACAACGATAAATTGTAAACTTTAAATCTTGAGTTTGATCTACAGTCCAAGTAGAAGCATTTTGTGATTTAAATAATGAACCGAGATATGGTTGCTCAGAAATAGTACGAGAAGTTCCTGGCATTAAATCACCAACCTGAGAAATCCAAACTTTATAATTATTTGAATCTGATCCCAAAACAATAGCGTACTCAGCATTCTCTTGGACATAAACTGGGCTTGGGAATGTAAATGTAGTAGGTTTATCGTACTTAGCAACAGTTACATCATCTAATAAAACTGTATTATACAGAGTTGGATCAATGACAGCACCAGCAACAGGTGCGTCAACTTGTTCTGGTTTTAAAGTTATACGAGAAAACGCAAGAACTCTTTTTCCAGGATATCCATTAACTACTTCACGAATTTCTAGTGTAACTGGAACTGCTACATCTTTAGTAGCAAAGAATATATCAACTTTAGATAAGAAACATCCACCCCTTTGTTCAATCAAGAATGTTTGTGCAAGAGGATCCCACCAACCAGTATCAGCAACAACTCGTTCTGATGTTTGAGTAATAACATCATTTTCTTCAAGTGGTTCAGTTGCTAACTCTGCATTTCGAACAGCATGCACTGTTCTTTGTTTAGTTTCGAGAATACCTTCTGCATGATAATTTCCTCTGGCACGAGAAGTAAATGCACCAGTTGCAGTAGTAACATCAACTAATTTGAGTTCACGACTACCACAACGGAATCTTAATGCTTCTGTGTTTGGAATATTAAACAATAATTGAACATCACCATTAAAGTTTGAAATTAAAGTTCCACCAAGTGCTTTAACAGTAACTGTTCCAACAGTTCCAGTAGCAGCAGTAACATAACCTAGAGGATTTGATGAAGTGATTGTTTCACTGGTAGAGAATGTTCCTTTAATGTTTACCACATATAATGCAAATGTTCCGTTATCGAGGTTGTATTCTTTTCCAACAACAATTGCAGTGGCATTAGATGTGCCCCCAGTAATAATATCACCACGATTTAAACATACTTGAGTATCACCCTCAATTCTTCTAGCAGAGACAGTAGCAGTAGATCCAACATTTGTTTCTGCATCAAAATTGTTATGTGTTACTAGTTTTGCTGCTATATTTGCACCAGCTGGCGTGTATATTAGTTTAGATGCTGGAGTTACATGAGCAGAAATATCAATACCATCAAAGAATGGATAGAATCTAGTATTTGGTTTTAATTTTTGAATCTGAACAAGAATATTTCTTGAACGAATATAAGGAATTACAGCAGTAGAAAGAACACGATCTCCAACTACTTGTCTATCAATTTTCTCAATGAGAGTAGTTTTAATACCTGTTCGTTTTACACCAACTTGAGTGGCAAATGATTCTACAGTTACTTGACGAGCATTATCGCCACCACCACCACCAAAGCGAGCATTCATTTCAGAAATAGAAATTCGAGCATCACCAAAACCAGATGCCCAATTATCACCAGCAGTATATACTACTTTACCAGTGTTAATTGGTGCGCCAGTCCATTGAGTTTGCCAACCATTCCAAACAGAACCAAGAATACCTGCCTTTTCAGCTAAATTTTTAATTGTATTAAAATTACCTTCAATATCAATAACTAAATCTGGACGACGATCTGTTTCAAACCAATCATCCGAAGAAGGATTAATTCTCACATCACCAAGGAATGTAAATACTGCAAATGGATTAATGTTTTCTAAACGAGAAGCATACGGTTGAGTGATAAGAGGAAGATCAGCAACAACTGGTAATGTAATAACATCACCGTATAATTTGTAGTTTGCTGAAGCCCGTGCACTATTAGTAGAGACAGATTCAATTAAATTTATATTTTGTGTTACACAGAATGGGCGAAGTTCTGCTCTTTCCATATCAATAGAATTTAAATAGTCTGGAGATGTGGTATCTCCAGTATTATGTCCTGAGAAATTGTCTACAATAAATCCGTTTTTAAATCTATTCAAACCATCTGCATCGATAATATCTAAAGATTCAGTTTGTTGCTCAAGCAATGATAGTGAAGTATAAAATTCTAAGTTATCAATTCGTTTTTCCAACTTGCCGATATCACGCATAGTGTATCGTTTATTGTCCATTCGATTTATTTGTACATTAGTGTTTGTTGTAGCAAATGTGTATGGTTCTAATGTTAAATTATAAAGAACTAATCCAAGTGTAGGATCAAGAGGTTCACCTGGATTTAATGATGATACACCATTAATAGCAAAGAATTTACCACCAAAGTCTACTGCAATTTTGGTTTTTCTTGCTAGATAATATTCAAAATCAGTTGTAATATCAATACCACGTTTTGGTAGTAATGTTATAGATGGGTTAGTGCCAGTAAAGCCAGTACCCTCATCATCAATTTTTGGTCTAAAATCAATAACATCTCTTAAAGAAATGCCTTGAAAATTAGGAATTGCTCCATATTGAACAGCTGCAGGATAAGAGGATTTAGTAAAGTAATCACCAGTACCATGGTTAAAGTGATCGAATATCACTTCAATAGGTGCTTCTGGTGGAGCATATGAATTTTTAAGAATTAATCTT